GGTTACTAGCATTAGTATTTGCTCCTGAATAACAAAATTCAGAAGCACTACTTACTGTAGTGTTTACAGAACCAGCACCATTATAATAATTTCCACCATTAATTTGAATTACACCCCCCGATGTGATGGTCATTCGTGGACTATTGCCTGTTCTTATACTAAAATCACTTGCACTTGTTGTTCCTACAAAAGAATCACTACTAACTCCACACTCAAGCATCACTGTTGTACCAGCAGGATTTGTTATTTTTACACCTTTCGTTCCATCTACTGCTGCATTTGCAACCCCTAAATGTAATAAAGCCGTTGGACTTGTCGTTCCGATTCCAACGTTACCACCGCTTGTGATGGTCATTGCTAAAGTAGGAGTATTGCTTGTATAGAAACGTAAATTACCATCATTACCATTTGCACCACGATAACCAACTATTCTACCCATTAAGTTGCCATTAGCATCATTCCAACTTACGGAAGCATTTTCAGTATTATTTGTCGCATTGTTACCAGTAAATGTAGCAGCACCAGCATTAGCAAATGTAGCTACAGTATTACCACCAGATACTATTTTGGTAACTAAAGTGGTACCATTTACAATTATACCACTACCATTATTAGAAGAACCTAAAAAAGTATCCGCAGTGTTTCTTGTGTAAAAGCCAGTTGATCCAAATACATCACCAACTATATACGCTTTAAAAGTACTAGCACTTGCTGCTCCTATTGCAATAGACCCATTTATACTTACATTATAAGATGAATCTACTGCTATTGCATTTGATAAAATTGCGTTACCTGTATTTAATGATGGCATTTTACTTTTGTTTTAATGTGTCAATTTCTGCTTTTAGTTCTTGAATGGCTTTTACTAATATTGGTACTATTTTAGAATAATCTACACCTTGCATTTCTTCACCATCTTTTTCACCTATTACCGCGTAAGGAATAACCTCAGCAAGTTCGTGTGCCATTACTCCAAATGCTCTTGTATTATCAGATTTCCATTCATAGTCATAAGTTTTAATTTCAGAAATTAAATTTAATCCATTATAATCTTTAAGGTCTTGTTTTAATCTGTAATCTGAACTTGTGTTATATGCAGTTGCAGAGCCAGTTACAGATATAGTTCCAACTTGTGTTGCACCTCTTCTAAAACTTGCTACTGCTCCATCGGTTCCATTTCTACCAATATCTAATCCAAAATTATTATTTCTATTAACACTAATTACAAAATCATTTCTTAAAGCAATTCCGTTTGTACCATTTGCAGCAGGGTCAGTATTTGTACCTCCAACACATACCACACCACCATTTGTTATTGACATTCTTGTTGTTCCAGCACTACCGGGATTACCTCCTACAGAATTAGATGACCTAAATTCTAAAGTATTAGATATTTCATAACTAGTTCCAACAAGCCAATTAGTTTGTACTCCATTATTCATATATAAAAACAATCCCGGTCCAACAGATGAACTTGATGTTGATACTCTTAACCCTCTTGCACCACTTGCATTTGTATCATTAACATCCAAAATAAAACTTGGGTCAGTTCTTCCTATTCCAATATCACCACTGCTTGTGATACGCATACGTTCTACAAGACCAGCACCAGCATTGGTAAAAAAGTCCATGTGTGCAGTTGATGTAGATGTTTGCCTTCTAACACTTATTTGAGCATTCCTACTTGTGCCATCTAAAAATGCTATAATTCCTAAATTTTGGTCATCAGAAACTGTAACTGTATTTTGTAATTCAATTACACCAGCATTTCCAGCCGTATTACCACCTTTTATAGTTAGTGTTGTCCATCCAAAACCAGTAACGTCTGGTGTAGAAGTTCCAATTCCAACGCTACCACCGCTTGTGATACGCATACGTTCGGTAGCATTAGTTCTAAAAGCAAGAGGGAACGCACTTGCTGGTCCTATTAAAGCAATACCAGTTCCAGTTGGTTCTAAGTTAATTTGAGCATTTGTATTACCAGATAAAGCAGCAACATTTAATTGTGAAATTGTATTTGAAACTATATGTAAAGGATTAGTTGGACTACTCGTTCCGATTCCAACGTTAGTACCATTATCAAATATTAAGCTATTGCCTATTGTAGAGGATGCTGTGAACTTTGGTACATAGTTTGTTGTACCACTTCCAGCAATACCACTAAAAGCTCCCACTGCATAAGAATAAGCATATACTACTACTATATCATTTAATTGACAAGCAGTTCCTAATACTATACTTGTACCATTGGTCGCAGTATATTCTGATTGAGCTAAATTAGATCCATTATAAAAAACATCTATTAATCCTTGTGTATATGTAACTGAGAATGTGGTTTGACCAGCAGTCGCAGTAAAAGTAGTTATTGTTCTAAGCGCATTGGTTGGTAAAAATGCAGTTAAATAATTATCAATTTCAACAATCTGACCCACTGTTAAAGCATCTGTTAACACTACAGTGGTACCATTTGTTGCTGTAAAGTCTACACCATTAACAAGTTTAACACCATTCACAAACACATCTACCATTCCTACGCTATAACCATTGGTTACAGTGAAGGTAGTTTGACCTGCTGTTGAAGTAAATACTTGTACTGCTCTTGCAGATGTTGTTGCGTTTCCTGAAGTACCTGATGAGCCTGAAGTACCTTGCGCACCTGAAGTTCCAGAAAGACCGCTAGTACCTGAAGTGCCAGTTTCACCTGAAGAACCAGTACCGCCCGATGTTCCAGAACTACCGCTAGATCCACTAGTACCAGAAGTACCAGTTTCTCCTGATGAACCGGTTGCACCAGATGTCCCACTTGATCCAGATGAACCGCTAGTTCCAGATGAACCAGAAGTGCCTGCTATTTGACCTACTGATGTTAATACAAAAGAATAATAAGATGTACCTTCTGTATACCAATCTACAATATGAGTAGTACTATCATCATTATTTAAATACAACTTAACAATCATCCTATCAGTAGGATTAACAGTTATACTTGGTAATGTTAAATCACAAGTTACCTCTACAGGCGTAGAAGCATTTACCCAACCAATTTGAGAAATACCTGTTGTCAATACTGAACCTGTTGGTGTACCAGCAGAATCAGCTAATTGTATGGTTGCATAAGTTTTAATATTGTCATTACTAGCAGGTTTTAAGTAATGCAAATGAAATCTTTGTGTACCAGCCGGTATTACCGTAAAATCAAATTCAGGGGTTAAAAAACTTGAAACCAAAACATTTTGCTGAGTATTAGTCAATGTTTTAGTTACAATTTGTTCTGCTGCGCCTGATGGGGATAGAGATAAAACTTTATAAGGAGAAACGTCAGAAGATTGGCTTTGATTAAAATAATAAACCTGCCCTGCTGATATCCCGTTAAATCCGCTTGTACCTGATGTCCCTGTTGTACCTGAAGTGCCTGTTGTACCACTTGTTCCTGTCGTACCGCTTGAACCTGAAGTACCTGTTGTACCAGAAGTACCAGATGTGCCTGCTGTTGCAGAAGTACCTGAAGTACCGCTTGAACCATCACCACCACTTGCACCATCCAAGTTCACTGTCCATGCACTATAAGTGCCGCTACCCACTGTTCTAGTAGGGGCTAAAAATATTAAAGATCCTGTATTTGCATCGTATGATACTACCTCGCACTCTTGAAAGTTTGATGCATCATAAACTATAATTATTGATTGAGCAGGGCTATATCCCAATAGTGTTCCTATTGTCATAGTTCCTGCATTGCCTAAAGTAAATGTTGTAGTAGATGTTGTTCTATATCTATCTCCTGAAAGACCTGAAGTACCTGTTGTACCTGAAGTGCCGCTAGTACCTGTTGTACCGCTAGTTGCACTTGTTCCAGATGAACCAGAAGTTCCTGACGAACCAGAGCTTCCTGATGAGCCAGAGCTTCCTGATGAGCCAGAAGTACCAGAGCTACCGCTAGTAGCAGATGTACCTGACGAACCGCTAGAGCCACTGCTTCCGCTAGAGCCGCTTGATCCTGATGATCCACTGCTACCACTTGATCCTGAGCTACCTGAAGTACCCGTAGTACCGCTAGAGCCGCTTGAACCTGAGCTACCACTTGATCCTGATGAGCCAGAAGTTCCAGAAGAACCATCACCACCAGAAGCACCATCCAAATTCACTACCCAATTAGAAAATGTTCCTCCACCTACAACTCTATTTGGATCACCAAATACTAATTCACCTGAAACTACATTGTAAGACACCACCTCACATTCCTGAAAATGGGTATTATCATGTGTTACTATAATTGATTGAGCAGGAGAATATGATAAGCCGGGAGAAACCATAAGGTATCCACCAGTTCCTAGTGTAAAAATAGATACAGAAATTGTATAATATTTATCACCTCCGATACCAGACGTACCTGAAGTACCAGTAGTTCCTGCCGTTCCTGCTGTTCCTGACGAACCAGAAGAAGAAACATAACTAGATACAAAATTATCTATCTCTACATTATCATTTAATTTAAGAGGGCTATCTAGTATTACATTAAAACCATCTGTTGCTGTGTAATCACTTGGGAATAATTTTACTCCATTAACAAAAACATCTATCATACCATTATCATACCCACTAGGTACATTAAAAGTAGTTTGTCCCGCCGTTGCTACATAATTATTTACAAGTCTACCTGCTGTTCCTGCAAAACCGCTAGTACCAGCAGAGCCAGAAGTTCCGGCCGTGCCTGAAGTACCAGAAGTACCTGCTGTTCCTGAAGTAATATTCCCAACAGAATCTACAATACCATTGGCGGCAATTAACACACCATTTAATTCTCTTATTTTTACCTCACCCGTAAAAAGACCTTGTATTGCCATCTGATTATTTTTATGTGTTTTAGTACACTAATATTTTAACATACTCACCTGTAACAAAAGGAACAGTTGATGCTACTGTTAAAGTCGCAGTTGCACTATCCCATTTAACTTGATTTAATGTTGGTACGCCGGATGTAATAATTTCACCAACATCAATACCACCTCTACTTGCATATAATAATGATTTATTTAACGCTTGACTAAATGAAATCACAACAGCACCACTACTAGCAAATTTGCCGAATTGTTCTGGGAATCTTCCGTTACCACCGCTTGAAGGATTTATAACAACACCCGCAACTCCCATCAATGCTTCAGCCTCAAATGCATACCCACCGCACATTCCATAAACATAATTAGTGAAACCATTTATATCTATACCAGTATATCCGGTTGTATTAACCCACTCTAAAGCATTTGCTTCAATAGAAATCTTATTAGGTAATTCAAGATCATTTTCTTGACCTTGCTCTATTGCTTTTATAACAACTGAAACAGTTACCTTTGCTATTTCAATTACATCTGAAGTAGTCATTAGAATACAAGTTTAGGATTATCAATAATAAACTTTGCTTTATTTAATGATAATTGAGCAATTGAAATTCCTGCACCTAAAGCAACAGCATCATCTGCTGCGTATATATAAGTATTTAAATTACACTTAGTACTTAACCAATTATCTCTATCTAATAAACTAGGACTTGATACTTGAGCTTTTGATAATTTTACATTATAAATTTTAGCATAAGTTGAAAAACAATAAGATACAGTTTTGTTATACAATACTGCACTATTACTTCTCCATTCAACTGTAATATTTAATGCATAATCTTTATCTAAAACATTTAAACTAATTGTATTACCAGAAGCTAATGTCCATACTTCATAATTAGTAGTAGTGCCTTCTTCAACTAAATATGAGCCATCTGCTTTTTGCAAATAAACATATCTTACTGTAACTGCACCATCACTACCAGTGCTTGTATCATCTAATACAAGTAAATTCGGAGTTGCCACATATTGCGTGGCGGTAAAATTTTCTACTAAAGGCATAAAAAAACTTTTACCAAAACTACCAAAAAATAGTAATATAAAACAAAAAGCCCCATTATTTTTTTTAATGGAGCAATTTGTAAAAAAAATTAAATTAAATTATTTTAATTGACTTTTTATGTTTTCTAAAACCTCTTTGCCATTTTTAGCTGAAAGAACGAACTGAGTCAATGCGTCAGTTACGTTACCTCTGTCTTGTTTTGCAATAGTTGTGATTTCTTGACTACCTAAGTTTACCTTACCACTTGCCATGTCAAAACTTAAAATATTAGTATCTAAAGCCTTTCTGATAGTTGCTTTAATTTCAAGGTTTGGATCTTTGTAAACCTTTAAAAATTCTTCTGGATTTGTACGAGCTAAGTTAGCCGCTTCAGCCAAAATTGCATCATCATCGGTAAATTCATTCCAATTTAGAGCTGCACCAATTTTTCTAGCTTCTTCAGCTGTCATAGTAGAAATAATGCTTACTGCTTCTTTTAATGTAGCGAACCCTGTCAAAGTCTTTTGACTAGCTGCTTTTGTGTTAACTACTTTAAATAAAGGTATTTTGCTTGTATCTCTACCATCACCTAGAATTGAATCCTGATTATAATTTGAAATCATTAAATACTCATACAATTCTTCATCTCTTTGATTACCACCCACTAACGAGAATTTTCCACCAAATTGGAAATTAGTAACCCCATCACTTAATCCCGGCACGAACAATCTTTCAATTGGTCTATCTTTATCCCAATAATCCGCTACAACTATTTCTACCCAAGCATCTTTGCCTTGTTTAGCTAAGAATGGATCTTTAATCCTATCTCTTGTAGGGATGTTTGCTTTTGGATAAAGAATAGGATTTCTTTGTCTTTCTTTTTCATCTGGATCGTTGTTCTTTACTCCTGTAAGCATTTCAAACGTAACCGCTTGTCCTACCTCTAAACTAGGAATAGATTTCATCAAATCTTCTGAAATTGTGTTAAATTTTCCAACTGTTTGCATTTTTTGTTATTTTTTAGTTAAAAAAGAGAGGATGGACTTAGCCACCCTCTCATAATGTACAAATACTATGCCAATACTTGTTGACGTAAGAAGTGTTGCACTCCTAATGCCTCTAAACCTTGTGCAGTAGTCCAAGAACATGTCCAGTTCATTGCATCTCCGTTAGGGTTAACTGGAGATAATGCACCTGTATGGATTTCTCCAATCATGTCGTTACCATACTTAGTTTGAGTTGGTACATAACGTACTCTCATTGCAGCATCAAATCCACCACCTTCAACTTTAACTCTGTTGTTGTACGGAATGTAGTAAACAGACTTGTTGATAGTTGTTTGGCTAAACAACACTGGTTGGTCTTGAATTGGCATTGCCATGTAATGTAATTGGAATCCGCCGTAAGATACCTTATCTACTGTCAAATCTAATTCTTTACCGTCTACAACGATACGAACTGATTGAACACCAGAAGAACCTAAAGCCTTCCAATATGTATCATGCGCACGCTTAGCTGCACTTGATCCAAACACTAAATAATCTTTAGGAGAACGGTTAGCAATTAACACGTCTAAAGCGTTATCAATGTTTGTTTGTTGTACTGTACCTAAAGTACCATTAACTAATGTAGAACCGTACATTTCGATGTACTTGTTCAATCCACGAGTTGTTTGTACCGGTCCACCACCATTAGAACCATCAGTGTTAGCATCAGTCAAGATTGGGTTAGTATCGCTGAATGTTGTTACTGACATATCGCCTGCAATGAATGCTGCGTTAATTTGACCTTTTAAACGGATTGCTTTCTCTAAATGGTCTTTAACGATAAACTTGTTTTGACCGTTAAATTCTACCTCGATAGTAGCTGCGTTTTGAACGTCTGTGATCTTAGAGATTTCTCTGAAGATTTGGTATTTGTTAGTGTACTTAGTTAAACCAAAACGTAAGTTGCTTTGAGAAACTGAGTTCTCACCTACTGCTACTGAGAACAAACTTAATTTGTCGCCAGCAGTCAAAGTAGCGTTAGCACCAGATACTGTTTTGATGTAAACTGTGTCTACACCTGAAGTTGTAACTACGTTAGTTACGATAGCTGAAATAGCTCCAGTTGGGATCAACACTAAATCATCTTTACGAGCTTGACCTGAAGTCGCTGCTGTACAAGTGAAGTTTAATGAAGTTGTACCAGAACCATTCACAGTACCACCAGTTGTATCTAACAACTTAAATAAACTTTCGTTTACAAAAGTGTAATACAAAGGTTGTCCAGTAGAGATAGGTTTTTTTCTATCTCCCAACCATAAAATGTCAGTTAGAGCATCTTCGTTTTGGATGTCTGTAACTAATTTGTTAATCTCTCTTGTGTCAAGCACTGGATCGATAGCGCTGACGTAGGATTTATTTATTGCACCTATACTTGCCATTGTTGCATTTTTTTATTGTGGTAAAATATTTTACCTGCCTAGTGTACCCACTTTGGCTCTATTTTTAATAGCCTCAGCGAATGACTCATTAGGTTGGGCAGGTGTGCTACCAATTGGTCTACGGGCGTTTTGCCCTTCCTCAACGATAGATTTCAATCCTAATGATTTTCCGTAGTTCACCAAGTCTTTCTCGTAGTTTGGATTCAGAGCTACTAATGCAATTTTTTGCAATTTAGCGACATCTGGGATTAATTTGCTAGGATCTGCCTCTTGCGGATTTACAGCTATTGCCCTTTGCCATTTTTCTGAGTCTAAAGCTACTGCCATCAAAGTTTCAGGTTTATCAACAGTGAAGTTGAACTTGCCATTATCTCCTAAATCTATTGCAACTCTCTTGCTGTCCATTAGGTTTTTAGTGGCTTCATGTTCCTTGAAAAATTGAAGTGCTTGTTGAACTCTTTCATTTTCTATTTTTTGCTGTTCAGCCATCCTTTCTTGAAATTGGTTCACCTCTTGTGAATTCATAACATCAGGGATCTGAAAAGTCTTTTGTTCCGCTATTCTTTTCTGTCTAATTAGTTCAGCATCAGCTTCTAATTGAATTGCTCCAATTTCTTTATCATCATCAGATGCAAATTCAGATTGTTTATACTTTGCTTGGTATAACTTTTCTATTTTATCATCTGACAAATGTGGGTATTGTAATTTTAATTCATCAAGAACTAAATCTTGGTGATTTACTGTTTCCCAATCAAATGCTTTTGCTTCTAAATATTTATAAGCGTCCCCTCCATTCTTTCTAAATTCTGCAAATTCAGCTAAGAAATCATCATAGCCTAATTCTTTTAAAATGTCTTTTGGGTTTGCCTTCTTTAATTCTTCCTTCCAATCAACAACTACTGCTGCCGCTTGGCCTTCTTCCCCTTCAGAATCCCCTTCTCCATCAAAACTTGGCATAGAAAAAGATGATTGATTATCTTCTAATGGTGCCTGTTCGCCTTCATCTTGGTTATTTTGTTCTAATACTACTTGCCCTTCTGCCGAATCTGCCTCTACCGGAGCTGGTGCTGCCGATTGAGATTCATATTCTTCAGGTGTTGGGATGCCAGAACTAACCTTATAGGTTGGTCTAGCCGGTTCTTGTTGCTGTGCGTTTTGTTCTTCTGTCATATATAGTTGATTTTCTTTACGAAATTATGCAAAATTAATTAAAAAAATAAATTTAATTAATTAATATGCTGGTCAAATTCTAAAAGCTCTTTAGTATATTCAGCCACTTTATATTTGGCTAATAAATCTCCGTAATGACCTACTGCCTTTACTTGAATTGTAACAAATTGCTGTAAGAAAATGCCTACTGCGCAATCTTCTTCGTCAGCTTGCTTATAAAGCTCTTTGTACATATTTAATACATCTAGTTCTGTTTCATAACCAATTTCTAGTGCATCGCCAATTGTTTCAATCTTATCTTTTATAGCTTCTATTGCAGGAACTTCAGCAAGATCGCCCATGTCATTCATAAAATCAACGATGATTTGATAATGCGTTAATTCTTCTGCACTTTCTGCTAAAAAATATTTCTGACTACCAAAGTAACCTAGCTTTTGCAATTGATTAGCTAAATCCTTCCATAAGTTAGATTGGTATAATTCCGTTTGTAGTGCCTCTTGCAAACCTTTTTTCATGTTTGCTGATAATAAAGACTTTACCATTTTATTTTTATTTTGGTGTTTGTATTTGTTTCTTTTCACTTACTACTATTCTTGCATCTGCTTGAATTCTTTGAGCAATAACTTTTGCTTCTTTTTGAATTTCAGCCTCTTGAATATCTTTATCCTTCTTGCCCATTTGAATTATGTAATCCCATTGCTTTTCAGCATTTATACGAGCAATATCGACTTGTAATTGAGTTTCCAATGTAACGCGCTTCTCTTGTTCTGCCACTTGAGTTGCCATAGCATTACCTTGAGATGCTTGTTGAATTTTTTGCAATTCAAATTCTTGCAATTTCTCTCTGCGCTTCTTAATTCTATAAGCTAAAATCATAGATGCCATCTTTAAATTCTTGGTACTCATTACCAAAATCTTATCTTCTGGCTCTATTAATCCTTGACTATCTCGTATATTTAATTCTTGTATTAACTGCTGTCTTTCAAAGTCAGAAGGCACATCTTGAATAAAGATGCCAAACTCGTGAATTGAAATATCAGGATTAATTTTAAAGAATTTAACAGTTTCATCACCTAATGCTCTTGCATAACCTTCCACCTTGCCTAGTTTTACTGCAATTTGAACTTTGCTCACAATAGCGTCAGCTAATTCTTGTATCAATTGCTTGTCTGCAAAACTTAATAAGTATAAAGCATTATTAGTGCTTTCCATAGCTGCGTTTGCAACTGGTACTAATGTTTTAGCATTTGGAGTAGATCCGTCTGTTAATTCATTTAAACCTGATACTTGACGCATCATGTCTAAAGTATTCTGTAACTCTTGATACAACTGACCAAATACTGCTAATTGCCCTGACGCTTCAATTGAAACAGGCTTATAGTTAGGGTTTTGGCTTAAAAGATCTGTTGATCTGTATGGTACAACAAAGTTTGAAAAAATAAAATCCATAACCTTAGTCGGGTCCATTTTGCTTCCACCTCCACCAAAGTCAACTCCTTCTAATGCATTTAAGTCAATATTAATTAAATATGGTATCAACTTATTTGACATATTTTGCAGCTTAAACCAAGTAAGACTTGCCTTATCTTCAAGTGGGATAAGTCTTTCTGTAATGCCTGCAAAGCGCATCTTATAAAAATTCCAAGAGTATAACTGAATATTCAATTTAGTATCCCACCAACTTGATGGCTTTCTAATTTGATTTTCTGACATACCCCAATCGTACATATAGTCTGTTTGGATAAGCCATTTACACTTGTAAACAACTTTACGAGTAACAGGCATAAATACAGGTTCTGCTTGACCTTTCATAGAAAAATCAACCATGTTAGGGATAGTTCCCATTTTTTCAATAACACCTTCTTTGGTTACTGCAAGTTTGGCTGCGTCCTGATATTTAGTTTTACCAAATCTTACATTACCTCTATTATCTACTTCTTCTTTATAAGTATAATCATTCCAAGATAAACATTCAAAATCTAATACAAGAACTTTAAATCTGTTCCAATATTTAGAATAATCTGTTCCGTACATAAAATTAGAAGGATTACCAAATCTTCCTGCTACGCTTTGTACAATTTGATTCATCTGCTCTACCGTAAAGTAAGGAGCTAAATCTCCGACATACATTTCTCTTACTTCTCCCCAATGAACTAAATCAGAAAAATCGTTTTTAGCGCAATAAGATAACACCATGTTTTCAGGGTTAATCTCTCTTAATTTTACTTGACCATTTTCATCAATGTATTCTGTATAACCACCCATCCCAAAATCAAAAAGATTTTCTATCGTTCTTTTTCTTTTTTCTTCAAAATTATTTTGATACATAGATAAAGATGCAGCCATCTCTGCTTCCATAGACATGACGTGCTTGTATCCGAATTGTTCTTCCATCTTTAATTGCTCTAAGTCTTGCGCTTCGCCCGGTTGCGCTGCTAATACAGGACTGTTAAGCAATTCTTGATTACCTGCTTTTTGTGCCGCTTCTCTCATTAATATCTTTACCTTCATTTCAGTAAAGTAATTATCTTCTTCACTCTTAGCAATTGGATCTACTGCAAAAGCATTGATATCATATCTTCTTTGAACTAATTTTGAAATAGCTATCTCTCTAAACTTTGTTAAAAATGATGGCGGAGTCCAATCTATATTCAACCAAGTTTTATCTTGTTGCTCATCAACATTTAAAAGTTTCTTATATTTGGTAGTGCTTTGCCTTCCTAATGCATACTCTCTAATTTCATTCATTTTGGATTGCCCAAAATTTAACATGTTATTAGGCACATATCCTCTTGAATCTCCCCAAGCGGCTTTGCAATATTGTAAAATCCAATCATATCCTTTTTCACGAGGATCAATTTGTTGATTTGGATAGGTATTCGTTGCTTGTTGCATTATACTAATGATAATTTAATTAACCAAAATTAATTAAAAGTACACAAAAAAAACAAATTATATTATATTAATTAATTTAATATAATTTTCTTCCTTCAAGTAGGCTATCATAATTCATGTCCATTTTTGTATTATACGAGAATCCATTGTATTGTATGGCAATAAAAGGATCACAAACTACATATTTCCCCAACCCTCCTAATGCACGATCTATGTGTTCATCTAAGGGCGTATTTAGGTAAATATCGTAGAACTTTTTATTAACTATGTAACAATGGAAACCGGTAAAATTATGTACCGTTTGGTCTTTTTGTATCTCCCCTATGTATATACCACTTAGGTATATATCAAAATCTGATGGCTTATTCCTTAAAAAATATGAAAAACTATCCGGATTAGTGAAATGCACGTCATCTTCCATAATGCATATTTCAGGCAAATGCGCATCTTTTGCATACTGTACGCATTGCTTATGGGCTAAATTAATTGCTCTTTTAACAGAATGGGAATCATAAACAGCAGGGAAAAAAGAAAACTCTTTAATACCCTGTTCTTGAAATTCATTCATTAATCTATCAAAACGATCACCGGCATCGAAATTATGAATTACTGCTATCTTCATCCAATTTATTTAAGATATTGAGTAATGCTCCTTGATAAGTGTAATACTTATTATATATTTCTTTAATCTTTAATTGCTTTTCAACTATCTCTATATCTGATACGCTGTTTAATATTGGCACTATTCTATGGGCATCTTTGGCTTCTATGATTACCCCATAATCTTCAAAATTAGCGTTAAAGCAATTAACAAACTCATCGCTTATGTAAACCGGTATAGTTTCATACTGAAGGCACTCGGCAATCCTAAAGCTATTTAAACCATAGCCTCTAGGACATAAGCCAAATATAGAATGACTAATGACATCACAAAACCTATTTACATCATGTTGCTCTTTGGATATGTAATAATCTGGATTTTGAATATTAAATACATTTTCTCTAATTGGATGAGTGTTTGTCCCTATAAAAGATGCATAAATATTTTTAATGCCATCCCATTGATAACTATGTGGCATACAAAGCAATGGTATTTCAATGCCTTCTTTTTTACTCATATTGAATACCAAAACATCCAAATCTTTAAAGTCAACTAAAACCCCATCATCGTATTGGCATATCGTCCAATATGTTTTATCTCTAGGCAAAGAATCCACATAGCCTTGTAACTTCCGTCTAGCTATCGGATCGTTGCCGTAATTGTTATTCACATGATATGACGTCCAATTAATTCTTAAATAATCACGCCCATTAAAATCAGGTATAAATCTTTTTGATACCCATTCTTCAAAAATTGTATAATTTTCAAATGGATAAACTGTATTTATGGTAGGCATAAATTCCTTTGGAACATCTATCATATATTAAATTTTCTTACATAAAGTGCGTCAGTCCATGTTTCAGCAACCCAATCGCCCGTTTCAACTCTTTCAAATCCACGCTGCAGCATAAAGTAATCTAAATCCTCAATAAGCATACATCCTTTGTAAGTTTCTTTCATATTGATTTCTAACAATGCATAATCTATATTCTTAATCAAATCGCCCATTCCTTCAATTGCTAAATGTTCTGCACCTTGAAGATCTACGTTAAGAAAGTTTATATTTTTAAAACTATAACCCTCAAACAGAGTATCAACTCTTTTAGTTTTCATTGTTATCTGTTCTATGTAATGCACTTCTGGATGGATTAAAAGGTGAGTACCAAGCTCAAGCATTGATGAGCTTTGACTTTCATTATTTGACACATTAAAAACCACTTCTTCATTGTCTACATTACTTAGACAAGCGTTAAAAGCTCTTTGGTTTTTATAAGGTTCTATGTTTTTTACCAATTCTAAATAAACAGATGGTATTGCTTCAACCCACAAAACATCACCCTTGCAATAATTATCATATTCTTTTCTTTCTTGCCCTGTTGATGCGCCAAGATGCAATACGCCTTTAATGTCTAGCTTATGTTTATTGACTAGATAGTCAAATGATATCATCATATACTTTTGCTTTTATGTTTATTTGTTTCTAATTCAATCCAATTATATAATTTAACCATACCTTCTTCAAGTGGTTTCGTTGGACGCCATCCTGTTACATTTTCAACCAATTCGTTGTTAGAATTTCTGCCTCTCACGCCTAATGCGTTTGACTCGACATTTTTAATTGTTAAAGTTTTACCCGAAATTTTAATAACCATTTTAGCTAAATCGTTTATTGATATCATTTCGTCTGAACCAATATTTACTGGGTAAACATAGTCAGACTCCATCAACGCCCTAACACCATCTAAGCACTCATCAATGTATAAAAAGCTACGCTGTTGCAATCCATCACCAAATATTTCAATCTCTCCGCCATCTTGAGCTTCTGCCACTTTTCTGCATACGGCTGCTGGTGCTTTTTCTCTACCGCCTTTATAAGTACATTCTGGAGAAAATATGTTATGGAATCTACCAATCCTTATATCTAATTCTTTATTTCTTCTAAAAGAATCGTACACTTGTTCTGATAATAATTTTTCAATACCATACACACTATCAGGTTTGCCATCCCAAGCCGAATCTTCTCTCAATGACGCACTATCTAATGACTCTTGCAGTCTTTCGCTATATGCGCATGCACTTGATGAAAAGAACAATTTCTTCACTCGGAATTCTGCTGCTTTTTTAGCAACATTCAAGTTTATCATTGTTGAATCATAAATAATATCTGCATCATTTACTCCCGTAAATACATATAAGGCACCGCCCATATCTGCCGCAAGTTGATAAACCTCATCAAATGATTTCTCTGGATCATGCCACTCGGTTTGATTTGGCCCCCATAATGCTTTTGACACACTTGACGCATCTCTTAAATCCAAAATCATTGATTGATCTGCTTCCGATTTAGAAAATTCAGGTTGCTTAACGTCAACCGATCTTACCCAATAGCCTTCGCTTTTTAATCTTTTTACTAATTGCATCCCGATCATTCCATGACCGCCTAATACACAAGCTGTTTTCATATTATTTATTTAGTTTTAAGTACCATTGTTTTCTAAACCACCATAAACCCCAATTATTCAAAGTATCTTCGGATTCTAAAATATCCTCTGGATTAAATGATTGTCCATTCATATCATCTCTTACAAATACTTTAGGGACTACTTCATCTACTGCTTGACGAACTTCAGGCGCATTGTAATCATGTCCTGCTAAAATGCACTCATCTTTTACCTTTGGATACCAAGCTCGTATTTCTAATTTTGTTTGTTCGTATGTATGACTGCTGTCAATATAACAAAAATCTAAATACCCATCATTAAATAATTCTGCTGCTTCTAAACTTGCGTAAGGAACAACTTCTATGAATTCTCCCAAACCGCTTTTAATTATATTCTGATAGATAGTTTTCATTTGTAAGTACTGACCATAATCCATATTGTCAACCATATACAATTTAAACTTTTTGCCAAGCCTATTTAACTCTTGAGCTAAATATAAAGCACTATCTCCATTAGCTACACCAACTTCGCAAACTTTGCAATCGTCAGGTAATTCTTTTGCAATTCTTTGATAGAAATGCTGAAAATCAAACATAATTAAATCACTCATAGTTTTATCCATTCAGGTTTTACAATCTCGCTTGTATCTAATCCGCACCACCCCTCACTAAACCAAAATTGCGGAAAGATTACTTTCTTATCTTCGTTTTTATTTAAATACGCACCCCACCAAGAAAATGTTGATGGCGAACATATTTGATGCTCACACCAGCTCATTTCTACAAGGTCAGACTGCTCGTCTGTGTTACCAGAATATTCACAATCATCTCTGTGCTTGAACGCTTCCATACACCAAGCAATATCATCAGAAAAGAATTTAAACTTGTAATCAGGAAACATACTCATCGCTTTCTCATACCACTCTATTGTTACTTCCGGATGCTTATCTCTTAATGTTACATAATCACCACGTCTTACATGGATGGAAACATAGCCATCTGATTTTTTATACGGGAAATTAAACAAGTACAATATTTCGTTACGATACTTATCAAAGTATTTTGCAGTTTGTCTGTACCCTTCAATAATTATATTCTTATCTTTCCAAGATGGATCGTATGGCAAAGGCTCGTAACTATGCCTTGATTCAAACAATTGTATTTTTTCTAAATATGGATTATATCTATCATCAATTAAGTGAGGGCAATATATTGGATTCCATTTGGCATTGCTTGTTTCATTAGGCACTGTAAATTCTAAGTCATGCTCTAGGGCATAAGCCATTGCAGCAGAGCATTCAAAAAGAAAATTGCCCATTCTCCCCGCGTTATTAAAAGTTACCATAGGAATAAAGTTAATTAATTTAATTTAATTTCCTAATTTTTTCTATTAATATTTCTCTAAAATCCCCTGTTCTTTGGACATTGTTTATGTAATGCGATTCATCATGCACAAGATGGTCGTATCTTAACCCATCAACTATGTGTATACATCTACCTGACATTAGCCAATTGTAATTCTGATATAGGCTATCGCTTGTTACCGGATCTATTTCCGCATCCCATACTTCGCAATAAGAATGTTTATTTACGAAATAGTTCATGCAATTGAGGCAAGTTTCAAACATTGGCTTGTCTATGTACTCTGGTAGATTTTCTTTGGTTACAATCAAATTTGCATAGTCTGTATAATTGAACATTGGCATAGCCCAATCTGGGGCTAACACTGTATCCTTATCCCATTCTTGTTCAAAAATCTTATCTAAATACAACGTATCAATTTGATTATCAGAATCTAATATGATACAATAGTCTGTTGTCGATAGGCTTACAGCTACATATTTGTTTGCATAACAATCCCTATTGCTTAAATTACGATATAACTTTACTTTTTTTAATTTATCACATTCACGTTTAAGTTCGTAATAAACAGGTAAATCACTCATGTCATCAACAATAATTATATTTTTAACACGAGGATCGTCATAAACCTTACTAAAACTTTTTAATGTCATCTCTACTCTGTTCCAAGTTGGGATGCAAATACATAATTCTCTCATAAATCTCCTAGTTTTTGATAATATCTATTTTCTATAAATGGTTGCCAATTTATGTACGTATTCCCAATATCCGATATGCCGGGACGCTGTGTGGCTAATAACGGGTAAGTAATATAAGTTGTGCCATGTGATTGAATCTTGGCTACAATACAATTATCTATTGGAGCTTCCAAGACTGCCATCAGTATTTCTTTCATGCCATGCAAAGATATAGCCCAAGCGTGAGTTGCGTAAGCATTTTCTACTAATAATAGATTTGGCGACGTTCTTAATTTGAATCCTGTGGTACATTGCGCACCTAAATAAAGAATATCCCAATTTTTTGGTAATTGCTTTACTACCTCATTCATGGTATCATTAGGGTTGCCGCATGAATCTACAAATACAGCATCATCCTCAAATATCAATACAGACTCCCAGTTTTTTGCTATGGCTTCTCTAAAAATCTTTTCTACTGTAATCCTTAATCCTTCTGCCCCATTTTCGTGCTTTACGGCATTAACAAGTTCGTATGGTATTTGCCATTTGTCTAGTTCTTCTGCTATTTCTAATAATCTATCAGTTCTTTCTGGTAAATTAATTACAAATATTTTAGTAAAAAAGTTAGTCCAAGACATTATGCTATTCTGGTTTGAGGGAAGAAATCAGTTAATTTATATTTTGCTTCTGGTTTTTTAAAGTTTGCTCTTTTGTAATAGTCTGCAAATAAAGTCCATCCACCACCCATTACTAAGTCAGACACCTCTGTTTCATTTACATTGAACTTTATCAAGCCATCATATTTATCATCAATTAGTTCTGGGTATATTATTTTACCTTCCTTGCCATGCGTTAATATGTACTGTTCCCATAAGTTTACCATAAGGGCTTTATTGTCAGCATTTGGATCTACCCCGTAGTTTGACTTCTCTGGCAATCTTATCAAGAACGCTTCGCAATAGTTATCTACAAAAAACTTTCTTAATCCGCCATCCATTTTAGCCTCTATAAGCATTTGACCTCCGTAAGCAAAGCATTGTAAAACCATATCCATGTGAAATAATTCTACCATCTTTGGTCTTGCGTGATACTTTGAAACAAACATCATATTATAAACAGGATCGTTTATACCTGTATCATATCTGTTTAAAACCAAGCTCGTAGCTTTAGATCCTTCTCCATGTTCAACCACTGAGTTCTGGAATGGATCGCATCCCATTATAAACTGCACCGGATTTTTAGGTACAAACAAGTTGCCCCTTCGGGTATACTTTTCGCCTTCTGTTATTTTAAAGTTCTTAGCCCTTGTCCATCTTGCTGCTTCTTTGCTAGTTGTTTCCCATACTGCTTCTGTAAAAGGCACGCCATCTTTCCAAGTCCAATTGCCATACTCTAATACTTCTTTCTCGTTTATCTTTGCTATTTCGTACAAGTCATTAAGCAATACCGCATCAAAGTGGCAATTGGTGTTTCTAAGCATGAACATTTCCCTTTCATCAAAAGGATTCATCCTTATCTCCTCCTCTAATTGTACCGCTTCTAATTGCTTGCGCTTTGATAACAAATATTCTTTTGCCCCTAGCTTTATATCGCTTTCATCAAGATCGCCTGCGCCTACATAGTTCTCAACTAAATAATCGTATTGCTCCTGTGTTGGTTCACCGATTACACTCATCCCATATTTATCAATAAAACCAAGATATCCATCGTAAGCTGGTGAAAAGTACTTAACCAATCGGTTAGGCGTTTTGGGATATTTTAAATGATCTGCCGCATCCCATACTATCTTAAATTCCTCTCCTCCGCTAGTCATACTATTGGACGTAGATGGACATTCAATAAAACCTACCCTCTTAGCACCCTTTACCAATGTTTTACTTACAATTGATAAAAATGTCGAGAATGGCGTTTCTTTTGCCCATTTTCCGCCCTCATCAAATAAACCACGACTAAGACGTCCTGAGTCATAAGAGTTCAAGGAAGGCGCACGATAATCGATTCTAGACCTATGTCCCGTATCATTATCTATTGCATTTCCTTTTGTGCCTCTTATTTCAACTGACTTATGGGCAAATACCAATTCGCTTACACTGTCTTTGTTGTTAAGTTGTTTTGGCTTTAAAAATACTGGTAGCTGCCTGTAACCAAATGAAATCATGTTGGTAAAAGCAGCTTTAGCATCTATCTGCGTCTTGCTGGTTAAACCGCAAAAGCTATTCTTATAAAATATACATTCGTAAACAATGTTAGACGTGGCTTGAGATGTAGCACCCTCACGTCTTTTTTTACCTCTAACTACACCTAAGCACCAAGGGGTTTTTTCCCAATGATCTAGATACAGAAAATATCTTCTATCTGCATCCCTAAAATCACCATAAATATCGTCCTCTAATTTCCACCATTGCAAATAGAAATAGTGCTTGCCTGTTACAAAAGTAGGCGTTCCGTTATTGTAAAACCAAAAGCCTTTCTTGCACTTCTCTACCTCTCTTGTAGCAAAAGCTGCTTGTTCTGCGTCTAATAAGGCATTACCTTCTTTATCGTATTCAACTGAATTAAATAAATTGGGCAATTCTTTTCTTCTCCAATATTGTTCTTTTGGATCAGTAACGCCCCAATCTTCAATTACAGAATCACACTCCGGCAAAATGATATTGACGCCATATATATTAATTGTTTCTGGCATTATCTTCTAGATTCAGCTATACTTTCCACAAATGGCTTTTTAGCTACGTCTTTTTGCTCATCACCGGTAACACCGGCAGATATGCCTAAATCTTTAATAGCTGTTGACAAGGTGGAGCTGTCGTTCCAGATTGCCTTTAATCTTTCAAAAGTTTTATCTTTTGGATCTTCTAAAAGCAAGTGTGATAAGTTGGTTTTGTTAAGCAAATCAGCCATCTCGTTTGCTTTTCTATTTAATGCGTAAAACAACTTGGCAGCCCCATTTTCTTCATATAGGGCTACCCTTTGTCTTAATTCTTCTAATGTTTCCATTGTTCAAATTTGTTTGTTTTAGTTTGAACAAAGATACACTATCTTCTAAACATTTTTCTCATTTCGAGTATTCTTTTAGAGGCTTGTTTTTTAGCTTCGGCTAATTTTTGTGCAGGCGATGTTTTCTTTTTGCCAAACACTATCTCTTTAGCTTCTTTAGTTGATTCTGTTTTTGCTGTTGAGATTTGCTTACTAGCTTCATTTGCTTCTAATGATACAAAAGGAACCGGATTTGGTGAATCTGTGATAACATACCCATTATAAAGGTCTGTCAACTTTTCTGCAATTAATCTATCTCTTTCTTTTACAAACTTATCAAATTGCTCTTTGGTTGCTATTTCTTTAGTATTTGGATCTTTTAATTCAAAAGAATAATATGTATCGTCTGTTCTAGCATGCTTCTTAATAACATCTTCTAATGGTTGCTTAGCTTGATTGAATTGCTTTTCAGTCCCAACCTTAATACCAGTTATAGCTGGCAAGCCTTGTGTAATCAATCCCCATGTACCATCATCTTCCATATATGTTTTTAAGTCTTTTAATGCTAAAGGAGTAACAGCATCTTTTGCAACATCATTGAAACTTAATGGTTGACCATCAAATCCTTCTCTAAAAACTAAATCAAGACCAAGACCATATGCAGGTGTCATTTTACCTCTAAAAAATTTAAAAGTTTCTGTCTTAAAGTCAGCTCTTATTTTTTCATCCCCTATATACCTTACACCAAGCATCATAAGTATTAAATATCTTACAACGGAAGTAAATCTGCCATATGGATTCCAAGATTTACCTGTTGATATTTGTTTAATTTGACCAAATGTTACACTTCTTGGATCATAATCAACTTCAAAATCATCATCTAATGCTAAAGCTGCCATAGCTAAATATGGAACAGTAATCGCAACAGCCATTTTGCCAATAGCCACTTTTTTTAATTCAGGAGATAAACTAGCATAATAACCTTTTCTTCCTAATACTTTATTATACGCATCACCTATACCTAGTAGATTCAATGTAGAACTAATCATCTTTGGGGCCCAAGTTAATGATGATAAAGTTTTTAACCAACCTGTTTTAAATTCTTCAGATAATTCGCCTCTAGAAGTCATTTCATTTGCCACCCTTGCAGCGTCTTTAAATTCTTTTTCATGAGTTTCGATAGTTTTACCTTGCGCTTCTAAATGACTTACGCTTTCTAAAAACAACTTTAATCTTACGTAGTTACCAGCAGCAATTGCAATTCTTTCAAAAGGAGCTTTTATAATTGTACCTAAAGAATATTTTTTTCCTTTAATTTCTACACTTCTTTCCAAAAAGTCTGTACCACCTAATTGTTCTTCTCTTAAAGTTTCTCTTAAAGTTTGTGGATCTAAAATATCTAAACCAGAAACTTCAATTAAATTTGCAAGTTCTTTGTTTTCAAAAATCTGAACAATTTCTTTTCTAAACTTACCTTCATTAAAAATAACTTTTCTTTGCTCATTTAAAACTTTTGGTAACAATAATGGATTAGACCATATTGCAGGGCCAAGTTGTATGAATATAAATGAGTTATCCAAAGTGGCTTTAATAGCAGATAAAGTATTTTTAAATTCAGGCCACCATTTTTTTATTAATTTTTCTCTAATTGTTAACCCTTTTAATTCGTCTTTAGCTAAAGAAACTTCAAATTCATGTTTTTTATCAGTTAATTCTTTAACAGACTGAAGATACGCATCATATTCTTTAGGATACTTCTTTTTAAATTCAGGATTTTCTAAAAACGATGGAGTCCTAATTGCTTTTTCAAAATCTCCTTTTTGAATTTTTTCATCAAGTTCTTTGATTTTTTCAAGATTTTTTTCTTTTAAAGAATTGATTTTTGATAAATCGTAAAAACCAACTTCTTTCTTTAAATCTCTTAATTCATTTCTTAACTGAGTAATTCTTTGATTTTGTTCAATTTTAGCTTTTTCACTAGTTGGCATATTGCCAGCCATTATATCCTCAATTTTAGCAATTAATTCAGCTTCTTTTTTTAATTCAGCTTTTTTAAATTGCAATTGACTTAACAATGGCTTTTCTTTTTTATACCTACCTGCTATTACATCAAATATATCTTTTTCAGACAACCCATCAATTTCATTTCTTAAATCAACATAAATGCGACTTACGATTTCTTTCAAATCATCAACACCTTCTTCTATGTAAGACGACATCAATTTGCTTACATCAGGTGCGATTGCAACTAGCTGTTGGGCTTTTTTTGTTGGAACAGGGAACGGCAATGCCATTAAAACATCACTAGGCTTGTCTTTATCTTTCCATTTTTGCTTAATAGACTCTATGATAGATTTTCTATCTGCCTTATAGTCTTTTGTTTTTTGATAAGGCTTCCTCTTTGCTTTTTCCTCCTTAAATGCATTTTCAGCAAGCAATTGTGTATTTAATTCATCATTAATTTCTAATTTAGCCTCTACATCTTCTTCCTTTTTCTTTACTTCTTCATATTGCTTTTTAACTTGCTCTCTTTGTTTTTCAGTAAGCTCGTCAACATTATTAGCTTCCATTTTAGATATTACAAAATCAGCAAGAGTTTCTCTTGGATCTGCAACATCTGCCAAAGACCTTAATGCTCTACCCGCTTGAGAGTTAGCTATGTCATTTAATTGAGTGTATTTAATGAGCTTTTTTTCTAATTCTGCGCTTGGATTAGCAAGATAATCTTGCTTTAGTTTAGCAACATAGATTTTTCTGATTTGATTTTCAACAGGTGTTGGCACTTCGCCTTTCTGCATTCTATCAAGCAATTTGTCTACATTATAACCTTTTTTAAGCATACGAATAGCTTCGTCAGTCCACTTTTCAAATGATTGCTTTTCTGACTCGTATTCTGGTAAACCTAATAATAATCTTCTATCTTCATTTGCAGCAATTGTTATCGCCCCATTCCACCCTTTCTTGTCGCCTTCCTTAACATCTTCGGGCTGTGCATCTTCACCTTCTCCGGTAGCTTCATCCCCTTCGACTCTTGGTTCCACTCGTTTACGTTCACCCCTTGCTTCTCTAGTTTTTCTCGGTTGGCTTGGAAGTACTTCCTCTGCGCTTCGCTTTTGTATGGCATCTCTTATATTTTTAAGTGTTTGTAAATCATAATCTGCTTTAATTAATTTAACCATATCATCCACCTCAAAATCATCTATTGCTCTCTTATTAGCTTCTCCTCTTACTTTGCCTTTTACAAAGTCTTTCTTTTTCTTCATAGATCTGACTGCTTGGAACTTATCCAAATCATTCTCAACTCCTAAAATTTCTTTTACAGCCATTTTAGAGAATTCTTCAAATGTTAAATTTTGGAATTGTTCTTCAGTTAAATCTTTAAATCCAGTTAAGCTCTTTATTTTATTCCATAAAGTTTTTAACCAATCTTTAAAAGCATCTTTCTTAGACTCTACAACAAATTGCGCACCTTTATCACCAATAGCCATAGCTAAGGCTTCGTGCTTAAAGTATTCTTCTTTCTCTTGCTCTGTGCCTAATTTAGCAGCTTGCTCTTGATAGAACTTGCTGTTTTTAGCTTTTTGTAGATATGGTGATTTCTCTACCAATTCCATACCTTTTGCATAAACATTATAATCATTATTCTTAACCCATTCTGTCCAAATATGCCCAGCTTCGTGAATAATTGTATTTGGGTTTAATTTTTCTCCATTCAAATACATTCTGTTTGCAAAAGAAAAACCTAATATATCAGCACCACTTGGATTAGCCATAAATAAAGGCAAGCCTACTTCTACTTGGGCTTTTAATTCAGGAGTAACATCTATAGAATATTGAATTGATGCTTTTTTAGCTTTCAATCGTTTTTCCATAGATTGAATTTTGTTTTCAACTGCTTTTTTATTATCTAAAACCTCTGCTTTATTTATAGAATATCTTTCTCCTCTTTCATTTTCATATACACCTTGTTCTTTTTCACCTAAAAAATCCAACTCATTATTAAAATCGGAAAGCATTCTTCTGTATCTATTAATATCGCTATTTTCCTTACCCTCGTCTACCAAATTTAATTTAATGATTGAAGGCTCTTGTTTAAATAATTTTTTAGCAAGATTCCCAATAATGCCTAAATTATTTTCAGATGGTGATCCATAAAATCCTTTCATTCCGCTTCCGCCAATAGTTAAAGAATCTCCCTCAAAAATTTGATCATTATCGCCTGTTTTTATTTTTTGAGCCATGTCTTTACCAACTATATCTTCCAATCCAACATCTTTTCCAGATATATAAACTTTTGAATTGTCAGTAGGAAGCAATCCTTCAAAAACAACTTGACCATTTTTATAAGCAACTATCTCAACTCTATCTACCGCATCGTATCTTTTTGACTCTATTTTATCAACTTGTTTTCTAATATTATCCTCATACCTTTCTACTTGCTGTGCGCCTGTTGTCCATGAAATTTTATCTGCCCCTATGTTAACAGCTTCTTTTAATGCAACTTTTAAGCCTAATTTTGTCCAATCGTTTGTATTTGATATAAATGGAGCAGATGGAACAGTGTTTTCATATCTTGAGGCAAGTATTCTAGCTTCCCCGACTAAATCATTAGGATATTTTCTAATTAACAATGGCTTATCGTCTATATAAGCATCACTTTCGGCATAAACCTTATTATCTTTTATTATATAACCTAAATCTTTTAATTTTTTTGCTAATTCAGGCAATTCTTCATCAGTACCCAATTTTCTAGCTTCCTGTCCCCAATCACTTTGAACTTCTTCTAAAAACAAAATTTTATTCTTTTTGTCATCAATTCTAGTATTCATTCTTAAATGAACTAAAATATTAGCTTCATCAAAATGACCAAATTTCTTATACTCTCTTTGATCATCAAGTTTTTTAAATTCTTCTCTAACCTTTCCTTGCTCGCTTTGTCTTAATTTTACATAATTATCATTAAATAATTTTTGAGCTAATGACTCATATTTGCCTACCTCACGCCATTCGTCAATAATTCTCTTTTTTTCATCATCATTTAATTTTGAAAATTTATCTTCGGTATATCCCAATGACTTATAATAATCAACCCTTCCGACACCTTCGATTTCTTTATTTGGCTTAGTAATTAATATTTCTGTATAATCTTTAGAATCACCTTCTAATTGATACATAGAAAACTTGGTTGGAGCAAGTATGCCGCCTTCCCCTTCCATACTTAACTCTAACACTTCATGTCTACTAGTATATCTATGACTATCTTCCCAATACTTATCTGCAAGTTTTTGATCCCCCCTTTGCTGTGCTGTTCTTGCAAGTTTTTCTGATTTTTTTTGTAAATCAATCAAATCTTTTGATGTGCTTTTATCTCTAATATTTAATAAAGTTAAATACTCATCATAAGAACCTGATTCAATATCCTCCATTGCTCCAGTTGGATATTCAGCATCTAATTTTTCAAGAATTTTTAATCTTTCATTTTGCTCCTTTGTTAGCCCTTCTGATTTACCCTTTACTATCTCATTTATTTCTATTTGGTTATCTTGTAGCCAATTTTTAATTTCTTCTTTAGTTAAGCTACCCTCTTGTTGACTTAACCAATCAGAAAGACCTGTCCACCTAGCTTCTTCCCCTCTTAATTTATCTAACCATTGTTTAGCAGGCATTTTATCCTGTTTCATTTGGTTGATTTGCAATTCTAATGGGCTATAAAATCCATTTACAATGCTTGCATCAACTGGCTTAGCTGTTACGTTTTGGCCATTTGGCAAAGTTGCTTGGAATGATACTCTGCCACCTGTTTCAGCTACATTTTTAGCCTTTGCATCTAATGCTTTACCATCTTTTGCAATAAATGGCTTTTGAGCTTCCTTGCCAAACATTTTGCCAAATGCATTACCTACTCTGCCCAATAATCCTGATTTAACTTCTGTTACAGCCGCTTCTGCGGTAGTTGTATATTCGTTATAAGCATCTTCAATAGTTTGTCTTAGTTTCTTTGTATTGTAACCAAGTTCTTTTGCTATTGCTTTTTTGATTTCAGATAAAGACGTGGTACCATCATCAATATAATCTTTTACTATATCTTGCATTGCTGCTACTTCTTCTGTTGTAGCTTCTTGTACTGCAAATGGAGGTTCTTCCATTCCTTCAATATCCATATCTTCTTCAAATGGAACAAATCCGCCTTCAAGTTGAACTGGAGCCATTTCCTCGCCTTCTTCAATACCTTTTCTTTCTTCAAATGCTAATTGCTGTTCTTCCATTGACTTCCCTTTCAATCCGCCTTCATGTTGAATCAATGCTCTTGCAGCATCAGCTCTTGTAGGGTATTCTGAAATCAACGCTTCCAATTCATCCTTAATATCTCTTGTAGTTATTCTATCTTCTAAACCTTCTGGTAAATTATTCCAAATATCACCTACTACTTCATCAATACCTTTTACTAAGCCATTTTTACCTACCTTTTCATCACCCTCTTTTTCAGCAACATAATCTCTTTTTGCTATTTCTTCAGGAGTAACTTCCTTCACATTTAACCTTGCTCGTCTGCCTCCAAACAAATCTTTAATTGAATTCCAATCTAATGCATCCGGACTTTGGTTCATCCATGACAAAGCAAACCCTCTTGCATCTGTTGGTGCAATTTTAGCAGCTTCCTGTCTGTTAACTCTTTTTTGAGCTGCGGTTACACCACTTACTGAAACCTCTTTAGGTTGTGGCGCAAACTTAGTTTTAAATGATTCTAGCTTAGACTTCACCTCTGGTTTTACTTCAGTTGGTGCAAATTCTTCGGTTACTACTGTTTCTGCAACTTCAGGAGCTACATTGGCTTCTGGCATAATTACAGCAGCACCTTTCCCTTGTTGCTCTGGACTAATTACAGTTGTTTCAGCAGGTACATTCTCCTCTGGCATAATTACAGCAGGTCTTGTTGGCTCAACTACTTCAGGAGCTACGTTTTCTTCTGGCATAATAACAGCAGGTGCTGTATCAACTGATTCTTTTGCCTTTCTATCATCTTCTTCTCTAATAGACTTTGCTAAATCGTATGTTTCCTTATTTATAGGCGTTTCGTTGCCTTCAGAATCTACTTTAAAGTACATTCCTCTTTTCTCTTTATATTCAGGTTTTTTGCCGCTTACAATGCCTTCTAGATAATCATTTGTTTCGTCTATCTTAGCTTGAATTAAATCAATTTGATCTTGCTTTTCTTTTCTGAATACAGGATCTAAAGTGGTTAATTCATCGTATGCTTGTTGCTTTCTTGCATTTAACGCTTCTCTTTGCTCAATACCACCTATAATTCTATATTTGTCTTGAGGGCTTACTGTTGTTGGTATTTTACCCGCAATTTCGGCGTATTGCTGCGCAGTAATATTTGCAGCTTGTGCTTCTTGTGGGGTAATGTTACCTTCCTCTACTTGCTTGCTAATTTCGTCTTGTATTTTAGTAATATCTGAAACAACCTTTTTGTTTCCAGTTGCAGCATTAAATTCTGCTTCAGAAACTTCTGTGTCATTAACAAAATATTTTTTACCAGCCTTTGCTACCTCATCTCTTATTGCTTTATTGGTATTTTGGAATACACCAACCCCACCCCCAGCAACACTACCAAAGGCGGCACCGCCAATACTTGCATTTATTATATTTTTACCAAGATTCGCAATTATATCTTCTTCATTGAAAACATCTTTATCAACTATTTTATTAGTCAATAATTTAATTCCTTCTTGAGCTGCTGTTTGAGTACCTTCTGTTGTACCTTCTGTTGCAACACCTGCGACTGCTTTAATGCCCACCCTTTTTGCTTGATTAGCAAATGTGCTTGCTTTTTTAAATGCAGCTTCCTCAATATCTTTTGCTGTTGCCTTAATTCCTTTCTTTACAAATTCATCTGTAATTTCATTTGCAATTTTTTGCTTTGCAGCCTTTCCTAACCCAGTATTTTTTAATATTAAATCTAATGAAACTTTTTCCAATGCAGCTTGCACTGCTGCCTGAGTAAAGATATATGTAGCTTTTTGCGCTTCATTAAGTTTTTTACCAGAATCCGATTGATTTATTTCATTTGCAGCATCGCTTATAGATTGAGCAACAAAAGAAGATCCATAAGTTAAAGATCCCAAAACCATATCTAATGCTTGAGATGGAGCTGTAAAAGCTAATGCTTTAAAATCATCTGCATCTACGCCACTAAGCAAACCACCGCCGGGCTTTGGAGTAAAATCATATTTACCCATAGATTCCTCATATTGCTTAGATGCTTTTTCGGATCTCGCTTTTTCAACAAATTGTTCTGTTTTTTGTCTTGTATTTTCAGCTGATGCTAGTCTTGTAATAGTAGCTTCAGGTCGCCCACCCAAAAAAACTTCACCCGCATACGCAGCCCCCCCGGCTAATCTTTTTACACTACCAACTAAGGTGTTGTATATTCCTGCGGCTAAGTTTTCGTCTTTTTGTGTATCTTTTTTAACAGCAGAAGCTATTGGGCTTTGAGCCATAGCTAATCCTTCCTGAAACTTATCTTGAGATGGTAATGGTGTAACCGAAAATCCTAAACGTGTAGATTCTTTTTTTTTTAAATCATCACCAAAAACTTCGCTAGGAGTTGGCACTTTTTTAGATCCAAAAACTTCGTTAGGAGTAGGAATTTTTCTTGGTTGATTTTCATCAAATTGCTCTAAAGCCATGTTAATAATTGTTTATCAAATATACGATATTATTGATTATTTAGCCTTTTTATATCGGCATCAGACCACCCAGCATTTTTTAATTCTTTATAAGAATAAGACATCCCTTTTATTTTATATTTAGTTTCGGTACTTACTTTCCCATCATCTTTTAAAACTTCTTTTTTTGCCTCTGCCGTAGGCTGCCCGGCTAAATTAACATCTTTTTTATTTAAAGGAGCAATAAAATTGCCAGACATTACATCAACTATGGATATATCTCCTTCTTTGTTCTTTTTAAGTGCTAAAGTGCCTTGACTATATTCTTTTACTCCGGTAACATCTCTAGCAATGTCGATGATTATTTTTTGTGTTTCTGAAGGTAATTTATTTACCGGAGATGCAAAACCTTCTTTGGTATTTGCTACTATATTTTCAATACTAGACCATCTGTCTACTGGCATTACCTTTTGCTCTGTGTTTACATTTACATTTGTAATTGGCGCACGAGTGCTTCCTGTTGCGTAAAATTGACTTTGATCCAATGCACTCAACTTATCATATAATACATTTCTTTTGGCGTATTCCTTTTCTTTAAAATTAAACGTATCATAATCCGGAAACTTATCTCTTGTTGCTTGTATTAATTCAAGATTTGTTTTTGGTTCTTGTGAGAATCTATCATACACCTCTGTATCAATTATTTTAAATGGATCTCTTGAAGATGAAGGTATTGCAATTGCTGGAACGGTAGATGCTTTTATTTCTAATGAAGGCTGCAAACCCTTTTGCAAAAATCCGCCCGGAGCTTGCTCTGGTGTAAAAGTAGGTTTTTTCCAAAAAGGAATTGTAGCTTCAAATTTAACATTTTCTGTTGGCGTTCCTACAAACACAGATGATTTCTCCATTCCTTTAGGAGCTGTGATAGCTTCTGTTAAATTTTTACCACCTCTGATATATTTACTTAGATAGTCTGGATTTGAAAGATTTGTTACTAAATCAGATTGTTGAACTTCTATTGGATTAACAAAAGTTGTTCCGTCTTTTAATCTTCTATTTGTTACATCTTTTCTATAATCAGTAAGTAATGCAGTTGCATCTAATTCCGGAAATTCTGTTTTTAATCTCTTTAATCCATTTTCAAAAATTTCACCTTCCATTTTCAATGCATTCATTCCTTCTGTTGTAGATGATATTTCCTTATTAACTCCCTCCATTATATCAGCTAGTCCAGCTTTTCCTTCTTTAGCTAAATTAATATATTTAGTTTTAATTTCATTTGCTGTTCTATTACCAATAGCATTAGCAACATCATTAGCTGTTTGATATTTAGACAAGTCAGACATTTCTTGTATAGTTTGCATTTTTCTATACATTTGAGCTTCATCTCTTTCTGCTTTTCTCTCAGCCATCTCTTGCTCTCGCAATGCTCTATCAGCCATTTTTTCTGTCTGTCTTTCTATTTGCTGCGTGGCAGACTCAAGTGCTTGTCCGGGAGCTTGAAAGATATTTGGAAGCGTTACCGCATAACTACCTAAATTTCCGTTTGCCATTTTTTATATTTTTTATACTCCAAATTGTTTTTGCAAAAAAGCCTTTCTCAACATTTCATTATATGCACTTTGGTTTGCATTTGCTTCTTGCGCATTTTGATAACTACCATATTGCATTAATCCTCCCGCAATGTCGCTTGCTCCACCAAATATATTACTAATACCAGATTGGCGTAATGCATTTTGTGCATTTGCATCAAATTGGAATTTCATCATTTTATTTTGTTGCACCTTATCGCCTTCTCCAATAGACATGGCGTATGCTCTACTTAAATTATCAAACATACCCATTTTTTGCTGACCTTCTTGTGCTGCAAGATTTGATAACGCTGCATTAGTTGCACCTTGAGATCCAGCACCTAGTGCTAACAATGTTGCAGAATCAGTTGCACCTCTTTGACCTGCTGCTAATTGATTTGCTTGAGCTGCTTGAATATTAGCTTGAGCTTGACTCATGCCCGGCGTTCTGCCATAAAACAATTGTTGAGCTGCACCTAAATTTTGTCTAGCTAAAGGGTTCTCTTTATATTCTGCAAATTGAGGATTTATTTGGTTAGCCTTATTCATCTGGCTCATGCCAAATATCCCCTTGCCTAGCGCAGTAACTCCGCTTATTATGGCTCCGGCTGTCATTGGATCTATCATACTGATAATTTATTTAAAATTAATACTTTTATTGATTACCTAAAATAAAATTTTGGCCTCTTGAAAGGTTAAATCCTACATCTACAAAATTAACGTAAATAATTGAATCATAAGACTGCCATTCAGCCATTATTTGAGGAATCTGAGAAAGAATTACATCCCCATTTAACATCTTCTGATCTGGCGTACCTGTGGCGTTTGGAGATAGTCTATCTCTTAAAAACCTTCCATAGAAGATGCCCTCTTGGCTAACGAAATCCGATTCTGTCAAGTCTGTAATTTGCGTATTTGGAAGTGTAGTGTACAAAACTGTATAATCTGGAGCTTGATTGCCCTCAACCACCAATTCTGCCATATCCTTCAATCCACTTAAAGGCTTATTAACCACCCAACATATTCTTACAGGATATTGAGTGCCAAACCAAGTGTTCCACGTGGAAGTATTGGTATTGAACTCATATAAAGCCCCGTTTTTAAACCCGAACATTCTGTTTTCAAAATATTCGTATTGTTCAGCTATAAACTGATAATCGCTTTTCCATTGATTATCCTGCAAATGAAATACTACTGTCTTAGCTAAACTATCCGACATATCAAATCTATTTATGATAGAACTTGCGTATGATGGAACAGTTGCATAACTTGGTAATGTATCTGCATAGTTCTGATAAATCAATCCCGGCAATGATATCCCAAATTCTTTATGGAATGGATCAATGTAAGTCGGGATATGATGGAATCCATTTATATTATCTAGGTTATTAGAATTTGCTGCTAAATAACCTTTTGCATAGTTTTTAAATAGCCTTTCCATTTTGAAAGAACTAATTGGGAATACCCCATTTGAGCTATATTGAGCTACTTGTCCATTATTAAGGTCGTACCAAAAGATTACACCAAGATACTCAACTACCGTTTCTGGTTGCGTTGTGCCTAACATACCTTTTAACACATTAATAGTACCTATAACAGCTACGTCTTGAGCTAAGAAAGCATTTTGTGATGCTCCAACCACTTGAACCTCACCAAGATAGCAAGATGCTGTTTGAAAAGAACCAATAGCCAACATAACAACCCCTTGCTCTGTTGTTTTAGATGCAAGTTGTAATTTTTGTATGCTACCCATACCAAGTGGTACAGTTTTAAAATTTAAAACCTCAAATGTGCTTAACCCATTATTAGATGTTCCAGTAGTAAATACATTAGAATATCTTATTTCATATTCATTCCTAGCTTGACCTAAATTAGTTATAAAATTAGGCCATCCAGAATTTGTATTCCAATATTGCCATACTTTATCAAATGGCGACATATTCTCAGTAAAATAATTTGTGCTAGCACCGTCAATTCTTTGTAAAATATAAACATCACCAATTAATTGACCATTTATAGTACTGTATTGTCTATTTGATGCAGTAGGATTATTTATTTCATAAACTTGACTTACCTCATAATAAGGCTCTTGTGTAGAGCTTTTTTTAGGGGTATATAGTTCTATTACTTTATAATCCGTAGTAGAAACAGTTCCAAGATCAAACGCTTCTACTAATACATATTCCCCATCTTGACCTATTACTTGTACATTATAACTTGCGCTTGTGTCTGTTATCCTGCACATATCGCCTTCTTTGTAATTGTATCCTAATCCAATAGATGTTAAACTTGAAATATTTAAACCAATAGCAAAAATACCTATTGAATATGTATTACCATAAGTATATCCTCCTCCAGAAGCAACATCTTGTTTTGTTGCATATTGAATTCCATTTGTAGCTATTTGTACAAAATCAGATTGTATTAAATTTTTGGTTTGAACTATTTGGTAGTAATACGCCCAATCTGGTATTTCATTTTGAGCATTTGCATTACTTAATGTCCAATTTAAATATTGAATAAAAGATGTTTGATCGTCTGTCAAATTGGGCAAAGTGTAATTAATTACCTTATCAACTACACCAGATCTTCTTCTAAATCTATCATAAAATACAATTGATATATTATATGTAGCACTGCTTTTAAATACTGTTTGCGCACTAAATGCGGTTACATTATTTTCAATAGTAACATAATAAGATGGAGTTGATCCAGAAGTAAATGTAAACGTAGGATTACCAAAATAAGGATAATACCAATCATAGTTTGTATTTGCAGGGCTGTAATTAGCCGCATACCATGTTAAGAAATTACCTTCATAGGCAAATTCTCCATCCGCATCGGATAAATCTAATGTTGCGGGAAAGCTATTATAATAACTATTTTTATATGCATTATAAAAGTAAACAGTGTTTACCTCTCCAGCAGCATAGAGATACCCTACAACCTCAGATCTTATATCTCCTGTATCGTATTTATTTCTAATAGCAATACTATATGTTTTTACAACTGATATAAAACTATTACTTGATGGAGTAGTTGATGAAGTAGATGAAATGGCTAAACTTGTGGTTAATGGAGTATTATAACCTGCTAAATTGTTTGCTAAAAATAACCTAGCTGTTGCTGTTTCTAATGTTGTACTTTTTAATGGTACTAAATCATATGGAATAGAAGATTCACTTGAACTTAAAGGGATACCAACTATATCATTATAAAAATCAAATTCAAGTTGATTTGTTCCTTCATTGTGTTCAAATATATCTAAGGCATCAGCCGGATTGTTTCTGTCAAATGTTTTTACAATATAAATAACATTAGTAACAACATCCTTAGCGCATATATTAATTTTTTCAATTTCACTTTCTATATATTCCGAAAAAGGCACGCTGCACGCTATGTAATTGTTTGTTTCGCCCGGCGTATTAAAATTCATTAAATTACTAAAAGCAGATAGCCTAGATCTTTCATTATCTACAAAATCATAAAAATAACACATTTGAAATGCAGAATTTTCAATAAAATTATTATCAAAACCCGCATCTACGGCTTTATTTACATTTAGTGCATAATAAGGAGGACGTCTAATTATTGTAAAAGTAGTATATGGGATGCCGCCAGATGGAATTTCATACGCTGTTTCGTTTGTAGAATATCCCGCTTGGTTGGTCTTAATCCCTTTATCAATGTTGATTTTCTTGGGTTCATTGTAATTGTCTGACCAATACAACACCCCATTTATTACCTTACAATTGCGATCTATCCTGTAATCCTTATTAAAATTTAATCCACCTTCTATTTGGCTATCATAAATAACAGCATAAGTAAGGTTGGCTACCATATCAAAACAATAAATACCATGATCACCCATAGTATTATAAACAAACCATAATAATCTTTGATTTTCAATGTCTATACAACTACCAATAGCCATGTTCACTCCATATGGAGGATAAACAGCTTGTGGTATTGAAGTAGTACCCGGCACTCCTTCGACTCTATTATTTCTCCCGTATTGAGTTACCCCAACCCTTCCGTTCATTACTCTCAAATACTGAGCATCTTCAATTAAGTGCAATGAATCGTCTTGATTCGCACCTCCAATAAAAATTTTCTTGTTTCTAATCATTTTAATTAGCTTTTTGGTGCGCCCATTGTGTTCTTTTGTACAATTCTCTTAATTCTTTCAACACTCCAATCTGATTTTCTAGCTCTTAGTATTTTTCTTTCTTTAATGTAACCATTTTCAGCTAATTGCTTTTCTCCCATGTTGTAAGTTCTATTATGCAGTTTCATTTGATAATCAATATAAGCCTGAATAGTTCTTATTGCATAAGGATCTATTTGAGATGCCGCATCTGCTGATTGTCCATCAGAAACATATTGTAAAACTATATTATCAACATAAAATTTTTGGTCTAATTGTATTTGATTTCTTTCTTTAAATACTTGAAATGTATCTTCTTGATACCCTGCACCTAAACCAAAAAATCTACCAATGTTTTCACCATAATCATTATAGTGAACAGTAAACCACTGAGCATACGGCAATGCGCCATAGTACAATTGTGATTGATTTGAATCAGGAGGAACAACGCTATCACTCCAATCTTGTTCTGCAAAGTTTTGATTTACATCTAAACTCGTCAAAGGGTTTAAAGTATTAGTTGGCACAAGTGGTCTAATTCTTTGACCTATCATAACGCCAACAGTTACATAATCTTGATAATCTTCTGGTAATGAAGCTGCATTTATAGTCTGATCAACAGGTAAAATTTTTGTATTGATAATACGAAGGTCATCAAATGTTAATTCACGCAAGCAATCAGCAGCGTAAACCATAAATTGCATATACCAATGTAAAGGATATCCTTTTTTTAATAAATAATTCTTTACTATATAATCTAAACTTGCTGTTGTCATTTTTACATATTTTTATTTTCGCTGTAACTATTTACAATTCCGCTTTCAGGAACAATTGGAGCAAATTTAGCAAAAACTTTCTCTATAATTTCCTCCTCCATATTTGCAGGTATCGGCAATGGATCAGTATTTGAATATAATGAAATATCCATAACTACTAAATACATATTTACTGTATTAACATCTAAAAGCGTAATATCTTTAGAAAAGATTATTTGATTTTTTCTAACCTCGTAATATACGCTTCCCAACAAATCGTTTAATAATTTATCGGCTTTTAATAAAGCTCCTTGACCCAATGGAACTGGTATAAAATCAATATCTTCGGAATTTACTACTCTGTAAATCCCCATATTTCTAGGTAAAGAAATAGGAACTATTGGCAAATCTGCTTTAGCCTTATCTCCATAAGAATCAACAGCTACATCTTCGTAAAAAGCAATCATTAAATTATCCGGAACAGTTTCACCTGTTGGTAAAGTTGCACTATAATATTGTGTTTGAAACATGGTATTAATAACCTGTTCAATTGCTTTTACCACATCTTCCATTTGAACAGATTGAGCTACATCTCTGTAACCTCCTGCTAATCTTAGCAAAACCTGCTCGGCCATTAAAAATTTAGTACTATTAGCCATTTTTATTTAGTTTCTTGTGTTTGTAATTGAGCAAACTGCTGAATGTCTTGTTCAGCCATATTAATACCCCAAAATTTCAATGCGCGCGCTATGATGTTGTTTATATAAACATCTGTAAATTCTAATTGCGTGCTAGTGTTTGGATCATAAGTTATAGTTCTACCTGTTTGAGTATATCCCAAAACAGGTGCATTTGGTCTACGTAGATAATTATAAAAACCTGTTTGAGTTGACTGAGGATATAACTGAAATCCAACAGAAGTGTCTTTTGCAATTGGCTTAGATGTTGATACTGGTCTTAATTGACTTGTTAACGCAAAAGGCAACTCATCTTCATTTACAAATCTAACAGCATTAATTGTGCTTCCTGTAACTGTATACGGGTTACCGATCATATGCAAATAGTCAGATGCAAATGTTATTTGTCCATCTGATGCAGAAGTAAATTGAACTTGTGATCTTAATTTTCTTATCGCATCATGCAATATTTGAGTAGCACCGTAGCCCGCAAACCAATCTTCGGTTGCTTCAAGCTGTGCGTTATCAATAGTCTGCATCGCTTCAGGAATAGTAATAAATACTCCTCTTTCTTTCCTTACGATAAAGACTAAGAAATTATATACATCATTAATGTTGTACGCCATTGTTTGTTTCCTCCCAAATTCCTAAAGCTCGATAGGATTTTATTAAATAATATTGTTTATTTTGATATTCATACTTTTCAAGAAATTGAGGCTCAAAACCAACTACATCGCCCTTTTTCAAATCAACACCATCTGGAACAGATAAAACTTTTGCCCTATCTCCCAACCTCACCTTTGCTTCAATTGTATCAACAACACCCATTTGTTGAATTACATCTTTTGGAATCTCTACATCAATTGGTTCAAGTATTATTCTATTTCCAACAGTTGTTAATTCATCATTTTCAATTTTAGCAAAGATATCTCTATAATCTGCTTTCCAAACATCTTTTTTACCAGTGTCTAATAAGTTTTTAAAAAAGAATGACTGCGTGCTACCAAAATTAAATTGAGATTTCCATCTACTTATATCATGTTCAGAACCTTGACACCCGTCAATAAAGTTACCTCTTTTATCATGATACGTTCCAACCCATATGTGTGTTATCTTTCCCGGCATAGCCACCACTAATAAAGATTCTCCTTTTCCATTTTGAAACTTTTGATAATAGGGACTATCTTTTGTTATTTCCGTAAAGTACTCACCATCAGATTCAAATTTTCTTTCAGCAACAACAGAATAATCAAACAACACCTTATCGCCTTCTTTAAGTTTAGAAACCACTTTTGCTTCATTTCCTTTTGGATTTTTTGGCAAAGTGTATACCTCACCTACAACAGTGGCGTTCCATTCTGGACGATAAGATCCGTCTAAATATAATTCTAAATCACCCAATTTGATTGTATCTTGAATTGGCTTATCTAGACTTAGAAATATATGATTAATTGGCTTTGCTTTCATTATTGGCATAAAATTAAGTTTTTTTTAAGTATTAAAATTAAAAATGCCCTCATTTTTTGAAGGCATTTAAAAATTAGACTATTGCGTCTATATAAGTTTCATCGGGAATCAATCGGTAATTTACTCCATCGACCTCAATATCTACCCCTACCGTATGGGCGAACATAATCCTGTCATCTACTGAAACCAACAAAACCTCATTGCCAATTCCAGCTACAACTCCTGTTGCAAAATCGTTTTGGATAGAATCCGGCAAGATGATGCCCGCTTCGGTTTGTTTTTTACTTTCGTCTAATTTTACTAGTACTCTTTTGTTTAAAGGCTTGAATTTCATTTAATTTAATTTTTATTTTTGATGTAATCTAACATTTTTTTAATTCCTTCTCTATTTTCTGGCTTGTTTTTATCAAGTTTGTAGTCATACCACATAACATAGTTGCCAAATTGGTCTACACTTTCTCTTTTTATTCGTGTAACTGTACAACAAAAAGGTTTCTCTATTTCTCTTGTCATTTCCCTTGCAGGGTTGCTATATCCGGTTAATTTTATAGAATTTAACACATTTATAACATCTCCTTTTAATAAGGATTTAATTAATGCAGTTTTTTTATTCATATTAAGATATTAATTTAAATGATAGAATACAATAATCTGATTTTAAGCCATTTACATTCTTATCAACAGACGTAATTGTTAATAATAATTCGCTTTTTGTATTAGTGGCATCTTGCAAAACAAGAGTATCGCCATGATCATATGGTCTTACGTTTTTTACTAAAATGTAGTTTTTAACAACATTTTCAACTTGTTTAAAATAATCTGGAGCCACTTCCATTAAATGTGTCATTTGTTTTTATTTATTTGTTTTTAAAATAATTCTTATCGTATGATCCGCCATCCATTTTGTTTGGCAATACGATGATGTCGGTGTCATAAAAGTTCCTGACGATGCCGCTGTCGTGTAATACAACTTTCCAAACAGTGTTGAGTTCTGATCCGTAGTCAATCCATGCGATTGCTTTGCCATATCCGAGTGGAGTTTCGACATATATTACGTTATTTAATTCGTGAATATGCATTAGAATGAAGGTATATCGTTTGTTTCAAATCCATTAGGCTGCGTTAAAAAATCTTGTCCTGTTCCTTGTGTTTTTAAACTTGACAATAAGTTTAATGAAGCAACTCTTATTTGTAATTGTGGTATTACCTCATTATTTTTATTTGTATAAGTTTTTGCTTCAGGAGAACCTTCTAAATAAACCTGTGTTCCCTTTTTTAAATACATAGCCACATTTACTCTGTCTGTCCAATACGCAGCACTAACCCATACTGATTTATCTACTTCAATTCCGTCTTTGTTTTTATACTTTTCAGAATGTGCTACTGAAAAATTAATAACTGTTTTGCCATTTACGGTATTGACTATTGCGTCTTGACCTAAATAGCCGATTACTTGCATTTTAATCATTGTTTATTGTTTATTGTTAAAAAATTATTTCTTCTCCGTTTTCATCATTATAAGGCACCCAACCTTGCTGTAATTCTCTTGTAGATTCGGTTTTAAAAGTTATATTTTTTTCATTCATAACCTTTTGCATAGGGTCTGAACCATTAAAAAAGAATCTTCTAGTTTTAAATAGCATTTCAAATACAAAAAAACCTTTTTTACCGACAACTTTTTGTCTACGAATTTTTTTACTATGAAATTCGCAAGTTGGATTTTGTGGATCGGTTTGTCCAAATGGTCTATGATAAACTAAAATATTATCTAGTTTATTATTCCATAATGCTCCATCAGCAATGTCAAAAACATCGGGACAAGGATAGTTTCCATCTGTTGCTTTTTGCATTTTAACAGGATGCGCAATTATCCAAAAGTAAACATTATTTGTTTGTGAAAATCTAGAAAATAAAGACAAAACCCATTCAAGATATTTATCCCTTCCACCAAAATTTTGATAATTATTTGCTAGCTGATTGAATGGATCAATATCAACACCATCAACATTTTCTTTAACAATTAATTGCAAGAAAACTTCCATAATATACTGCGGTGTAGGTGTTACATTTTTTGGATAAACATAGAAAATGTGCTTGCAAACGAAATCGTATGTGTATTCATAAATTTGTCTTGAAGGTCTGTTTGGATTTGCAGGAGTGCAATCACAACCAAGTAAAATCTCTACAAAATCGTGATAATATTCTTCTGGTGGATTATCTTCAGGAGAAAATGTAGCAAACTTCTCTCCGTAAAGTAAAATACGCATAGCTTGATACCACTTTTTCCAAGAAGATTTACCATAGTTTCCTATACCTGTTAATACGGTTATTTCACCTTTCTTTGGCTTAAATGCAAAGTCCATTTCTTTTACATTGATGCCGTTTACTGCTGCATAACCTTGCTCATACAATTCAAGTGCTTGTTCTTTTACATCAATTCCATAAATCACATCGTTCAATCTTCCATCTTCATCAATAATCCCATTTTCTACTTTAACTTCTAGCCTAGACGTTTTATCAATTAAAACTTCCTTATCAAATGAAGCACTTCCAAATCTACCTCTATTTGTTCTGTAAGCTGATGAAATAGCATTATCTGATTCCCTTTTTGTAAACTCTGAATTACTTAAAAATTCATTATTAATCATAGAATTAGCGGTAATCTCATCAATTCCATATCGACAACAAGCAGATGCTAATTTGAAGATAAAATTGTTTCTTTCTCCGGTTACAAATGCTTCGTTTTTGTTAGATAGCCAAGTTAAAAGTTTCTTAAAAATCTTATCATCATCATCGGTTTTTTCATAGACAACAATCTTTTCAGTCTTTTTTATGGTTTTAAAAACTTGAGCTTTTTCGTTGATATAAATATCCGGATCATAGCTTTCATAACAAACTCTACTTGGATTGATGCCACTCTTGTCAATATCAGGAAATATATCCTGCAATGCTTGAAAATGCTCTCTATGCTTAGTGCCATCTGCAATTTTAATCAAAGCCTTCAATCCATTACCTGATGGGCTAACCCAACAAGCGTAAACAAATTTATTGCTGATTATATCGGTTTGACGATCCCTCAACTCAAAAATATTATCAAAATCCAAGACTATGTACCCGCTATGCTCAATTAGGTCAGAATCCTTTCTTTCAGCACCAAATTTTCCAGAAAAGCACACAGAGGGCAAATTCTTCTTTAAATTGGCAGATTTTTCTTTATCGATGGTATTCCTTATCTCGGACACAGATAATCGACTCTTGCCCTCCCTAATGCGATTTAAAGCGTATTCTAAAGTTACATAGTTGGGTTCTTTAGAATAAATATTTTTAAATATTGTTATCATGTTGTTCTATGGGTTTAAATGCCTTCCTTTTGTTTTCTAAATCTTGTTCGTACCAACTTTTTTGTCTAACTACCCCACTTGTCGGCTCGCTTTTCAATGCAAACAATCCTTTCCACCCTTTAGCCATAGATTGATTTATGATTTGAATAGCTGTTTGCACATTACTTCCGGACAATTGAACAAGTTCATCAAAAGCAGCTTGTTCGCTTTTTAAAGTTTTATACTTGAACTTGTATTGTGCTTGCTTAAACTCTTTCCAAGAATCCCACGCTTCCTCAATTTCAATTCCTGTAAAAATCATTTTAATTTTTTCAATTTTTCCTTCTTTATCCTTATCCTTATCCATATCCTTAACCATATCCATATCCTTACGTCCTTGTAAGGGGCTTGTAAGGGGCTTATTTTGTATTTTTCTTAAATTGTATTTTTCAAGCAAAAAGATGATACTACTATGCGCTCTATTGTCTGGATTAAGTCCACTAGGGTACTGAAATTCTAAAAAAGAAGGTATAAACCATTTGTGTCCATTATCAAAAATTACAATCTTATCTCCAAAAGATTCAATTGCTTTTGGTAAACATAAAGGTTCGCCTATTCTTATTGAAGCTACCTCTAAATCTACTTGCCACACACCTGCATGATCACAATCATCACAAATGTATAGCCAAAGGAGCTTGTAAGGACCTTGTAAGCCCCTTATGAAAGGTTTTTTCCACTTCTCTGTGTCAGTGAATCTTTTAGCCATTTTAGTCTTATTAATTAATTTGAAAATCTTTGTTTAAAACAGAATTAATCTTTGTTAAATTCTTTTCAGATAAAGCAAAGTGCTTTTGTTTAAATACCGAATATAATGTCGGGTAGGGTATTTCAGTCTTTTCAGACAACCAAGAAAGATTTCTCTCGATTTCATCCAAATGCAGTAAGATCGCATCTCTTGCGTCATAAGTAGTTCGTTTTTCCATAAATTTTAGTTGTTTACAGGACAAAGTAAAAGTATTTATTTCAAATTCCAAAACTTTTTTTTGTTAATAAATTAAATTAATTACTTTTGTTAAAATTATTTTTATGAAAACAATGAAAATATACCTATTAACAGAAAAACAATTAAGAAATGCTATAATAAGCTGGAGTGATTGTCCAATGCAAGATGTTATTGATAGACTAAAACCAATAGAACTACCAAGTGATGAGGAGATAGAGAAAGAACTATTAGAGCATATAAGGGTTTCAACAATAGACCCTTATAAATCATTTTACTTTAAAGCTGCTATGTATGGTGCTAAATTGGTAAAAGAACAAATACTTAACCAAAACAAATAACCTATGAAACAATTAACATTTATTTACGAATTGCTAAAGTTTTTTCTAATTAGCGTTCCTTTGGGAATTTGCATTTACTTAACTGCACATTTATATTTTGAAATTAAAAGATTATGCTTAAAATATTTATAAATGAGGAACTCAACAATAATAGTAAAAAAGAAACGTTGTATTAATTGCGGCAGACTTGATTATCATTTTTCTAAAAAAATGTGTAAACAATGCGCTACTATACATTCTACGCAAAAAAGAATGGAAGAATATGAAGAAGATGGAGAAAGTTTTCAAAATTTAGTACAAGATCTTGACCATGTATTTAGCCAATACATAAGATGCAAATATGCAAACAAAGAAGGCATAGTTGAATGTTTTACATCGGGTAAAAAGATTGAATGGACGAAAATTCAAAATGGACACTTTATTCCAAGAGCTAATTTAGGAACAAGGTGGCTTGAGGCAAATTGTAAGCCACAATCGGAACACGATAATGTATTTTTATCTGGTAATTTGGACGTTTATGCTAAAAAATTAGACGAGGAAAGGCCGGGTACGGTAGAATACCTTCAAGAATTAGCAAGACAGGTGGCAAAACCTACAAAAGATGAGCTTAAAAGCCTAATTATTGAATATAGGTCAAAATTAGATTTGGTAAAAAAGAAATTTATAAAATAATTAAAAAAAACAATTAATTTTACACTGTTCTGTGTTTTTTTGTTTAAATTTTAGTTGAAGCCCCTGTTATTTTTATAACGGGGGTTTTTTATAATTTATTTTTAAATCTTGGGTTACTAAATGGATCATATGAGCTTTTCTTTTCTATTTTTTCAATTACAAGCTCGTTTTTTTGCGTTTCTAGTGTTTTAATAGTATTTATCGGCTTTTCTATTTTAATCGAAATTTTAGCCGTTTCTGCGATAATGGGCGCGTTTTTTGATTCTCTGCTAAAATAAACTCTACACTTGTCAGAACAAAACCTTTTTTTGGCTGTTTTGCTTTCCATTTTTTCACCGCAATATTCGCAGTTTTCTTTTTTCTTAATCATGTGTTACGATTTGTTACGCTAAGTTACGATTTGTTACGATAATATCCAAATGTAGCTACATAATCCCCTTAATTCCTTTCTCAATACAAACAACATACCGCATCCACCTGCCTGACTACTACCACTGCCACTGCTACCACATTGAAACCACTAAACCACCCTACAACCCAACCACATCAAGCAATTGCCCGTAACCCAAAAC